CAGCCCCAGGAACACCAGCACCATCAAGACCGTGATGATGCGCTCGCGCGCGGTCAACTCAGCCATCCCAGATGCCGCGGATCTCCCCGACCAGGTAGTAGGCGATGAACCCCAGGCCACTGCCGACAAGCGTGGCGATCAGCGCGAGCAACAGGATTTCAATCTGGACTGGCATCCGACTCCTCTCGTTCGACCCAGGCGAGCCAGCGGTCGGCTAATGCGAGCACGTGCTCCGAGCGTACTTCGGGGCGGGTGTGACTCAACTCGCCGAGGAACGCCGCCGCGGCTCGCAGGACCTCGAGCCGCGTACTTGATGCTGGTGACAGGTTGGGTGTCGCCGGCGCACCCTCGAGCTCGGTGACCGAGGTCAGGAACCCTTTGAAGTCGACGGTGGCGCGGACAAACGCACCGCGCGCCGGCAGATCGACGGGCTTGAACTTCGAGACGTTCCACCAGTCGCCGTCGACTTTGATGCCGCGCTCGTTGACGGCCTCGACGCGTCCCTCGAACGTCGCCGGCGCGGTCGTACCGTTACTGGACATGGCCCCGTCGCCGACCTTTCAGCAGGTCGTACACCCAGCCGCCCCAGCCGCACAGGTGAAGGTGCGCGAGCTCGCGCGGGCAGCCGCACCAGCAGCGCCCCATCAGGCAACCATGCGCAGGGGCTTCTGCGCGCACGGCTCGCACATCGGCGAGTACTCCTGGGCCATGATGCCCTGACACCTGGTGCAGATGCGCAGGCGCCCCTCGAGGAGCTTCTCGACGACCTCGATCGGGTCGCGGGAATCGAGCGCGTGCACATCGCTGATCTCGATGATGGTGCTGTTCGACATCGTCTGCTTCAAGCAGGCGACGGCGTTCGGGTTGACGCTGAAGATCTCGCCAGGAACACGGCCGCGGACGCGGCGGAACATAATGCTCATTGGTCGATGCCCTTCTTACCCAGGGTGTTGACCTCGAGCGGGCCGGTGTTGAAGCCACCAGCCCGCTCTTTTCGTCACTCCACTAGTGTATCTCTACGGGGTCACTAAGCCAAGGATTTTGGTGTACATATTCTTTTGCAGTTCCAGAACTGCATTACACTATGTGCACCATGCCGCGACGCAAGAAGCCGCACCATAGTGAGGTCGTTGCCCTCGCCTTCGATCCGGGGACCCCGTTCTCCCAGCGCCGCGCGATCTACTCGCGCCTGTCCGACGACGACCCCGAGTCCATCTCACATTCGGTGCAGGAAGACGACGCCTTCGCCTGGGCCGCGCGGCAGACGCCGCCGCTGGTGGTGGTCAAGATCTATCGCGACTGGCGCACGGGTTTCGATCCCAACCGCCGCGCGTACAAGCAGCTTTTTGAGGATGCGCACAAGGGCGAACACACAGGCGCCCTGGTGTGGGACGACACGCGGCTGTATCGCGGCATCAGTGGGGCCTGGCCGGTGGTCGAGTTCCACCGCGAGCTGCCGACCTATTGCGTCGACGGCGTGTCCAAGACGGTCGACCTCGAGAACATCGGGGTCTGGGCGCAGATGAGCGCGAACGAAGCACAGAACACGCGGCGACGGTCGATCCAGCAGCGGCGGGCGCGGTCAGCCCTCGGGCAGTGGGTCGCTGGCAAACGGCCTTACTGGCTTGAGCGCGACGACCAGCGCCATCCGTTCATCGTTCCCGAGCGGGCGGCCTACGTGCTCGAGGCGATCCGTCGGTATGACGCCGGCGAACGGCTGGGGCTGATCGCGGCCTGGCTGACGGCTGAGGCGCCACATGCGCCGCGGCGGCAGACGCAGAAGTGGACGCTAGCGCGCGTGCGGACGATGTTCCGCCACCCAGCGCTGTGGGGCCGGCTTGACTTCGCGCGATTCACAATCGAGACGGAACGGCGAAACGGCGAACTGTTCCAGGTCAGGCGGGTGGCGAACCCGGACGCGGTCCCGATGAGGTGCCCGCCGCTGATTCACGAGTCCGAGCTCGAACGCGTGGAATGTGTCGCTCGCGGCGGCTGCGAGCGCGACGTTCGCCCAACTGGTCAACGGCTCGAGGAGATCATCACCAGCAGCCTGACCCGACGATCTGGTCGTCCGTTCACGCTCGTGCATCCGTTGCGGCGACGGGTTGTCTGCCCGTGCGGTTGGCGGATGAGGTTCCGTCAGAAGCGGTACCGCACGCGCGACGCCGACTTCGGCTATCTGACGTGCACCCGCACGGCGCAGCAGGGGATCAGCATCAGTGCCGACTATCCGCCGTGTCTGCTACGGACCGGCGTCTCGACCCGGCGGTTATGGCCGGTCGTGCGCGACCAGCTCATTGCGGCCATCAACGATCCAGGTGCAGTCATTGCGGCGGTCGAAGCCGACATTCTCGCCGCAGCGGCGTCAGAGGCCCGGACAGCGGCGGAGGACGCCCATACGCTGGAGTTGGCGGCCGTGGCGCTCGACGCGCTTGAGCGGCGTGAGGAAACGCTGTACCTCGACTGGAAGGGCGGCGAGATCAGCAAAGGCGTCTACGACCGTCAGCGGGCCGTGATCATGAACGAGCGCCTGGTGCAGGAAGAGGCGCGCCGGCAAGTCCTCGATCGGCGCCAGATTCTGCAGACCGCGCAAGCGTCGACAGACTATTTGCGCGACAAACTCAGCCTGGCAGCTAAGCTGCCGTTTGCTGATCTGACGTTGGCCGAGTGGAACGACTTGCTCGCGGCGCTCGTGCAGGACGTGGTGCTGGATGCGGCGGCTCAGCCGAGTCTGCGCTGGCATCGGGGATGAGCCCGTACTTCGCTGCGAGACGGTCGATGACCGTGCCGAGGTGCCGGACCCAGGGAACGATATCGGTCTGATCGGCCATGTCGCTGAGTGTGCAGCCCAGCGACAATCACTCAAAAGCGCAGCCAATAGCGCAGTTTCAGACTCAGCTTTCGTCCTGACCCAGGTGGCGCTCGGCGTGCTCGAGCCACCACCGCGCGGCCTCACGTGTGAACGTCAAAGTCTTGCCGCTCGCGGCGTGCCCGGTGACCGTCGCACGGCCGGCGCTATGCCCACGGAGGGAGCGTTTGACGGTCAGCGCCGTCGGCGCAACCAGATACGGCTCGACGTTGAAAAGTGGCTCGATGTCGTCGGCCTCAACGGCCGAATCGAGCTCAGCGACGGTGGTGTACCAGGCCCCGCTGCGGGGACCGTAGTGGGCATGGACCTGGACGTGCAGCTCGCGGCCATCCTGATGCATCAGGCACAGCGGGGTTGGCGGCGTCCGATGATGCGCGGCGCCACGGCGGGGGGCGGCAAAGAGATGGTGGACCGTCGCGGCTTGCGGCCCGCAGACCAGGTCCGCAAACGGCGCCTGCAGCACCTGGGCAGGCTCATAGCCGAAGACCGAGGCGATGTTGCCAGCGACCCAGCGCACGTGATGCGGCGGTCGGTCGTCGATGTAGAAGACCACCAGGCGGCGATCCTCGGCGTCGGTCAGCGGCACCATCGGATAGTCCAGGCCGTAGCCCCGGCGCCAGACGCGGAATTGCGTCGGACTCAGGGCCCCGCGCGGGTGGACCCCATTGGCTTGAATGTTCTCCGTGCGCAGGAACTCGGCCAGCGTGGGTGTGCGAGTGCGGCGCTCGTACGCCTCAGCCTTTGCGAGCACATCCTCAGCAGACATACTGAACCCTGGCCGGCGACCGGGCCTGACGTGGCCGTGCGGTCGTTCTGCGTTACCCGACATTGCTGCTCATCCCTCTCGCCCTCCTGGCGAATGGGGCAGCGGGCGGTGTCTCCACTCCTACCGTCGCTTGTCCCGTTGGCATGCGGCGCAGTGTGCGGCAGCTATCAGATCACTGAAAAGCGCAGTCTTTGCGACAGTCTTTGTGACAGTTTAGCCGCAGCCGCACATGGCACCGAAACCGGATGATAACCCATCGTTTTCGGGGTGCCTACCTACTGCCGGCCGGGACTTTAGAACGGGTGTTCGCGGACGCTCAAGCGTCCGGCGCGGGTTGCTGCAGCTCCCAGGGTTTGACGTTCAGCGCGCGCGCCAGCTTGCGGACGCTGGAGGGCCGAACGGGCAGGCCCTGCTCGCCGCGGCGGATGGTGGACTTCGCCACGTGCGCCTTTTCGGCCAGGTTGTCCTGGGATAACGCGAGGCGGCGGCGATAGAAGTTCAAACTGGGCACTAGCACGTCCCCAGATGATCCGTTGTGAGTCATCTGTCGAACAGACTCAGTACCGTTTGACTGCGGCATGGCTAAGTGTCGCCTAGGGTATCACTGGGTAGTGTAGCGGACGGTCACGGGCAGGTTAAGAATAGTGATGGATTGTCTGCGCTTTTGAGTTGTCGTTGGGACACGGCAGACTGCCCGCCCATGACCCAGACCACCGCGCCCCGGTCGGCCCGCGCCTTCCGCCTGGGGCCGCTCGAGTTTGATGAGGAGCGCTGGCGCAAGCTGCACGCCCTGGCGGAAGCCGACCGTCGCGATGCCCTGGCCTATCTGAACATCGTCGCCGAGCAGCACATCGACCGTCGCTATCCGCAACTCGAGCGCCGCCGGCGGCCGGCGGCCTAGCCCGTGGTGGACGCGGTCACAGTCACGCCCGAGGTTGAGTTGGCGTTGCGCCGCTACATGGAGATGACGCTGGGTGATCTCAGCGACACGCGCCGCCTGGCCGAGTACCTCTACAACGCCGGCTGGCGCGAGGCGGTGGCGGCGATGGTCACGTTTCAGGATCTGCCGGGCCAGATCAGCCGCGTCGAGCAGCGGGTCCACCAGCTCGGCGAGCAGGTGCGGCGGCACGCCATCGATGAGGTGCCCGGCTAGTGGCGCGCCTGACCGTCGCGGCCGTTCTCGGCCTGACTGTCGCTCTCGGCGGTGCCGCGAGCGTGCGCGCTGCCGAGGACCTCGAGGCCGCGGCGCTCGAGGCGGGCGTCGACGCGACTGACCTGGCCGGCGCGGTCAATTCGACCGGCCTCGCGCCGCGCGAGTACTTGATTGCCGCCGGCGAGCTGCAGGTGCAGCCCATGCCACAGCCGCTGGCGGCAACCTCCAACCCACGGGTGGACTGCGTCATCCATTACGAGTCGCGCGGCAACCCGATGGCCGTCAACCCGCGCTCCGGCGCGGCGGGCCTCGGCCAGTTCCTGCCGAGCACGTGGCGCACGACGCCGCAAGGTCAGGCGGGCTATTCGGTGTTCAACGCCACGGCAAATCGTGAGGCCGTCGCCTGGATGTTGCGCGTCGGCCGTGCGCGCGAATTCGAGGTCATTACGCGGGGGCTGTGCTGATGACGATCAATGGTTCCTCCAGGCCACCGCAAGCCATCCAGTGGCCCGTGCCCGAACGACACCCGCTCACCCGCGCCGGCGGACCACCCGCGGGCATGTCGTGGGGCGACCGCTTCCTGGTCGCGCTCATCCTGGCCGCGGGCGTCGGGGGTGTCGCGGGCGGCGTGGTGCTCACCGGCGGTCTGTTCTACCTCGGCTGGCGCCTCGGCGCCGAGCTGCTGCGGCTCGCTGGCGCGGACCGCTGACGTTATCCGCCCCTGCCGCTCTTGCGGCCATTCAAGAAAGAAGGACCAGCATGCCCAGACGGCCCAGTTCTTCGGGCTTCAGCCTGTCCATTGACGACGACTTCGACGACACCACCAGTTACCGCGTCAAGCTCTTTGAGATCGAGGAACGCGACAGCCAGTTCGCCGACAGCAAGGGTGCCCAGGCGATCGTGTGGAAGATGAACATCTACCGCGACGACGACACCGCGTTCGAGAACCCGCGCACGGGCGAGCTCTTCGATCTGTGGGCGTGGAGCAGCGATTCCACCTTCCGCACCTCGAAGGGGCGCGGCTACATCGAGGCGTTCATGGGCCGCGAGATGTCCGACGAGGAGGTCGACCAGCTCATCGACGACGGCTTCGCCGACGGACTGGTGGGCAAGACCGCGCGCGGCAGCTTCGAGGTCAAGGTCACGCCCGATGGCAACGAGCGCCTGCAGCTCGTCCTGCTGCGGCCCGACAAGCCGCGGCGGGCGAAGGCTGAACCGGAGCCCGAGGCCGAGCCGGTGGCGATCCCCGTTGCTCGGCCGCGGCGGCGCATCGACGGCTAAATGGACGAGCAGGCGTATCTGCTGGTGAAGTGTGTCCCTGGGCTCAGCCCGTACGAGATTGGTCGACTGATGAGTGCGATCACGCTCTTGCGCGGGGTCGAGTGCACGTTCGACGCCAGCGTCACAGGACTACCCGCAGATCGCCTGCGCGTCATTACCGGCGAACCGACACCGGCCGCCGTCCAGCGCCGCGTGCGGCGGAAAGTGAGTCTCGGCGGATGATCCAGCCGCGCGCGTGCCGAAGGTAGTCCGTGTCCGTCGACCAGGTCGCCAGCCGGCGCGCCGCGGCGCCCTCACCGAGGAGCGTTTCGAGCAGCGGGTCATTCTGCTCGCGGCGCTGCACGGCTGGCGTGGGTATCACACGCGCAAGAGTTTCGGGGTGGTCATGGGTGTCAATCGCCTGGACGCCTACGGCTGGCCCGATTGGGCGTTCTGGCATCCCCGGAAGGGACGCTTCATGCTTCGCGAGTTGAAGACGCAGCGCGGGCCGGTCAGCCCGTATCAGAAACAGGTCATCGCCGAGCTCGCCGCGTGCGGCATCGATACCAGGGTGTGGCGGCCGAGCGACTGGTCCGAGATCGAGGCCACGTTCGCCGCGTGATGCTCGAGGCTGCCCTCCACTACGCCGCTCTCGGTTGGCCCATCGTGCCGCTCCACACCCCTGACGACCAGGGCGTCTGCGACTGTCCGAAGAAGGCGGATTGCGGGCGGAACACGGGCAAGCACCCGCGGACGATGAACGGGCTCGAGGACGCGACCACCGACGAGGCGAAGATCACACGCTGGTTCACGATGTGGCCGCACGCGAACCTCGGCGTCGACCTCGCGCGCGCCGGACTGGTCGACATCGCCCCCGACAGCCTGGCCTGGTGGGCCGAGTTCGATGCCCGCGGCATGCCGCCGACACTGACCTTCGCCTCGGGTGGCGGGGCCGGGCACGAGCACCACCTGTACGCGCGGACGGCTGACTGCCCGATCTATCGGCTGACCCAGACGGGCGAGTACGACGTGCTGAGCGCCGGCTACGCGGTGGTGCCGCCGAGTCGCCACCAGAGCCTGCTGCACTACACCTGGCTCGAGCCCGACAACGGGCTGCCGATCGCGCCGCCGATGGAGCCTCAGCCGGCCTGGGCGCTGGCGATGCTGCGCGCACGACAGAAGCCACCGGTCAGTGCCGCGGCCGTCGCGCGGACGCCAGGCGAGCCACCCGTCGCCCTCCGCGGCGAGGGCCTCGAGCGCTGGTACGGGCGCACCTTCGACTCCAACCCCGCGACGGGGCAGATCGACCGCAGCTATTCGTTGTGGTCGCTGGCCGTGGTCCTGCTCGATGCGGGCTGCGCGCCGCACTTCGTCGAAGATCTGCTCGCTGAGCGGGATGCCAGTCTCGGCTGGACGAAGTTCTCGAGCCGGCGTGATGCCGGCGAGCGGTACCGCATCATCGTCGCGCGCGCGGTGCAGTCACAGGGGCCGCGGCGGATCGTGCTGCAGAGCCCGGCGAAGGGGACGGACCGGCGCAACGGCACGGGGCATTCGGCCCGGCCGCGACTGGTGGAATGGCTGACCGCCGCGGAGATCGCGGTCATGGAAGACGAGCAGATCACCTGGCATGCCCACGGCCTGCTCGGCGGTGGCCTGATCACAGAGTTAGACGGAAAAGTTAAGCAAGCTGGCAAGACGACGCTGGTGCTGGCGATGGTGCGGGCCATCCTTGAGGGCGAGCCGTTCCTCGGGCAGACCACCACGTACTCGCCGATCGTGTACCTGACCGAGCAGTCTGGGCCGTCGTTCAAGCGCAACCTGCGCCGCGCCGGGTTGCTCGGACGAAACGACCTGCACGTGCTGCTGTGGCCGAAGGCCATCGGGCTGAAGTGGGATGTCGTCGTGGCGCAGGCCCAGGCGCACGCCGCCGAGGTGGGCGCGCGGGTGCTGATCGTCGACACCCTCGGCCAGTTCAGCGGTATCCGCGGGGATGCTGAAAACAGCGCCGGCACGGCGCTGCTGGTCATGGAGCCGTTGCAAACCGCGGCGGCAGCGGGGTTGGCGGTGCTGGTGTCACGCCACGACCGCAAGTCGGGCGGCGAGGTCGGCGACAGCGGGCGGGGCAGCTCGGCCTATGCCGGCGCGGTCGACATCGTCATTCATCTGCAGCGCCTGATGGGCACCAACACCGCCGGGAAGGAGCGCCAGCGGTTGCTCGAGGGCATCAGCCGTTTCGAGGAGACGCCCGACAAGCTGCTGGTGGAACTGGGCCCGCAGGAGCCGCACAGCTATACCGCGCTCGGTGATGCCGACGTGGTTCGCGACCAGGTCCTGCGTCGCGACATCCTGGCGAATTTGCCGACCAATCCTGACGACGCGCTCAGCACTACCGAGTTGAAGGAAACCATCGGCGGCAAGGACGAGGATCGGCGGCGGGTGCTGAATGAGCTGGTGCGCGAGGGGCTGGTCAGGAAGCTCGGCCTGGGCAAACCGGGCGATCCGTTTCGCTACTTCCAGCGGGTGTTTGAGGATGACGATGACTGACCCGAACAGTCCGGTCCCTGATTCCTCCCTATATAGGGGGGACCGGGGGACCGGACTGTTTTGCTGGCCGCCAACCATCGTCTGGGCCCGCGCGCGCGGGTGGTTGAACGTCCGCGATCCGGCGGATGGGTCGTGGTTTTCGATCCCCGCCGACCAGGCTCCGAGCGGCTGGAAACGGATCGCCAGCGAGGCGAAACGAGCTGAGCGCCGCTGATGCCGAAGATCGTCATGCCGCACTGGTCGGCGACCCGCTTCATGCTCTTCGAGCAATGCCCGGCCGAGTTCCGCTCGCGCTACGTCGACGGCGTCGCGCTCGAGCCAACTGAGGCCCTCTGTTTCGGCAAGGCCGTCCATATGGGGCTCGAGGAGCAATTCAACGGCGGCGATGGCGAGCGCGCCTTCCGTGCCGCTTGGAAGGCTGAAGCAGCCAGCCTCGGGCGGGTGGTGCACCCCAGCCTCACCGGCATGGGCCTGACGATGCTCGACAAGGTCCGTGACCTCAACATCACCGGCATCCCCGAGCGGGGTTTCAGCGTCGACACCAACCTCGAGCTCGGCGCGCCCATCGTCGGGGCGATGGATCTGTTCAACCCAGACGAAAATGTCGTGTACGACTTCAAGACGACGCGTGGCCAGTGGTCAGCCGAACGGGCGCAGACCGAGGTGTGGCAACCGCTGCTCTACACCTGGGCGGCGTGGGACGAGACGGGCTACGTCCCCGACTTCGAGTACATCGTCTTGAATCGCGTCACAGGGACCATCGATAGGTTTCGCCGCCAGTGGACGGCCGAGGAGTGGCTGGCGCAGATGAACGCGGCGTGGACGCGGATGTGCGAGATCAGCGTCGCGGTCGCCCAGGATCAGCTCACCTGTCCCGCGACCCACGGCTACTGCCCCGAGTGCGGCGCACGGTGGGGCCACGAGCACGTGTGCGACCCGCCACCGAGCAAGCGGATCAAGCTATGACCGACGCCTGTAGTGAGTGCGTTCGACCGATCGAGCGGGGAGGCAGGCACAGCTCGCATCATGGTCGGGGTCTGTGCTCAACGTGCTACGCCCGCCATGTGCGGCGACTGGATACGCCCTGGGCGGTGGCGCTGGCCGCGAGACGACGTGCAGCGCAGCTCGCGTTCGTCCGGGCGACAGCCGCATGACCGAGCCGTGGCCGGTGATCGTGCGGATGACACCCCCGCGGACGCTGCCCAGGCATCATGCCTGGCAAGTTGATGAGATTCGCCAGTTACGCGACGCCGGCGCGCCACTGGCAGTCGTCGCGCGGTGGGCGACCCAGGTCATGCGCTGCACTGCCCTGGCGCTGACCAAACAGGTTGCGGAGCGGCGAAACTGACCCCATGCTCACGCCAGACCCCACGGTATCGAAGCGGTGCGGTAAGAAGACGCGCGCGGGTGGCAAGTGCGGACGGTGGGCGATGCATGGGCAGAACGTGTGTCACATGCACGGTGGGAAGTCGCCGCAAGCGTTGGCCAAGGCCGACGAGCGACTGCGCAGTCTGGAATTGCCAGCCATCGACATGATCGGGTGGTTGATTCTGCATGCGGATACTGATGCAGTCAGGCTGGCCGCCGCCCGGTGGCTGCTTGAGATTCTTGGGCACAAGGCCACTGAGAAGGTCCAGACTGACGGTCGGACCGTCCTCCAGGTCGAGTACGTCGAGCGCACGCTAGCGTTGCCAGAGCGAGCCGGGTGACGACGACGATTCGCATCCAGCTGCCGCGTCTGCACCCGACCCAGGCGCGTATCAAAGGCGAGTCCAGGCGTTTCAACGTCGTCGCCCTCGGCCGCCGCGCGGGCAAGAGCACCCTTGCTCAAGATCTGCTCACCGAGGTCGCCCTGCACGGCCAGCCCGCGGGCTACTTCGCGCCGACGTACAAACTCCTCGCCGAGTTCTGGCGCGAGATCCGCAGCGTGCTCGAGCCGGTGACCCGTAATAAATCCGAGCAGGACCATCGGCTCGAGCTGATCAGCGGCGGCGTGCTCGAGTGCTGGTCGCTCGACGATCCCAACCCTGCTCGCGGCCGGCGCTACGGCCTGATCGTGGTCGACGAGGCGGCGATGGTCCGCGACCTGCTCGAGATCTGGCAGCTCGCGCTACGGCCCACGCTGACCGATCTCGCTGGCGGCGCCTGGTTCATGTCCACGCCGCGCGGCCTGAACGACTTCTGGTCGCTGTATCAGCAGGGCCAGGACCCGTTACAAACCGAGTGGGCGTCGTGGTCGATGCCCACGTCAGTGAACCCGTACATCCAGCCGACGGAGCTCGCCGCGGCTAAGCACGACCTCCCCGAACGCGCCTGGGCGCAGGAGTATCTGGCTGAGTTCCTGCAACTCGAGGGCGGGGGCGTGTTCCGCGGCGTACAAGCAGTGTCGCGTCTGGCGCCGCGGCCTCCGGAACGCGGCCACCAGCACGTCATCGGCGTTGACTGGGGGCGCGTCTCCGACTTCACCGCCGTCAGCGTTATCGACGCCACCCTCGGCGAGCAGGTCGCTCTCGACCGCTTTTCCGAGATCGACTACGAGCTGCAGACCGAACGGCTCCACCGCTGGTGCGAGGCGTACAAGCCGGTGCTGATCGTGGCCGAGCAGAACAGCATGGGCCGACCGCTCGTTGAACGCTTGCAGACGGGCTACGCGCGCATCCTGGGCGAGCCGCGGCCGGCGCTGCCGGTGTGGGCCTGGGACGCCACCAACGCCTCGAAGGCGGCGCTCGTCCAGGCGCTCGGACTGGCGATCGAGCGCGGCGACCTGACGCTGCTCGAGGACCCGGTCCAGACAGCCGAGCTACTCGGCTACGAAGCCCAGGTCCTGCCGTCGGGGATGCTGCGCTACGGCGCGCCGCCGGGGCAGCACGACGACACGGTCATTGCGCTGGGATTGGCCTACCTGGGAGCGCAGCGGGAACGGGCGCCGACGGGGCGCTCGAGCTACGCCTACAACACCAACGGGCGGCACTGAGTAGCGGCGTGATGAGCCGAAGTCTGTTGGAGCCGGAGGTCTACGGCGACTGCTATCTCGAACAAGCGTTCGAAATGCTGCTGATGACGCCAGAGGAGTGGGTGCTGTCGCGCGTGCTCGAACCATCGGAGATACTCGAGCGCATCGGGGTTTGGCCCGGCGGGCTTCCGCCGTCGATGCACGACATCCTGGCGTATACCCACGGGCGGCACTGATGACCCCGCTGCTCGAGTGTTTGCGACAGCTCGCCGTCACGGCGGCGTATCTGCGCCAGGTGGGGCGGCGGCACGAGCAGTGGGCCGAGATCTGGGCGCGGCACCTCGAGGACGACGCCAAATCGCTGCGGCTCCTGGCCGAGGTGCTGGTGGACGACGCGTTCGACCTCGAGGTCAGCCGCGGGGTCGAAGCCGAGGTCCAAGCCAGACTGCACGAGGACGCAAGCCGGCGCGACGTGATCTCGTAAGCGCGTTGCGTCGATTGGGTACTCACCCTGTATTGACCTAGGCGTTACACTCGCGGCAACCGTGGCTGAGCGCGCCCTCAAGGCTCCCGACTCGCACTACCTGCTCGATCTCCAGACCGAGCTCGGCGACGAGTACCGCGACCAGGACAACGAACTGGACGCGTACCGCGAAGTCCGCGAGATGCGCGTCCCCGCCCTCGCCGAGTCAGACCGCAAGTACCAGCTCGTTAGCGTCGACCCGCGCGACCCCGACGTGACCGAGGAATCGCTGCAGCAGACGGCGATCCTCACGCTCGAGCGGCCCAAGCTGTTCATCACCGGCGGCGAGGGCGACACCCAGCAGACCCTGGCCACCGATCGCGAGCACTGGACCGAAGAGACCCTGTGGCGCTGCGGGACGCGCTCGCCGGGCTCCGACACCATGGCCCAGGTGACCGACGCCGCGCTGAACGATGGCGGCGGCTGGACCAAGCTGTTGTGGGCGAGCGACCTGTGGGAGGCGCGCTACAAGGTCCCCAAGCCGAAGGCCAGCGACGAGACCGACGCCTACACCGACTACGACAAGGCCACCGAGGACGCCAAGAAGCGGGCCGGCCCACCGTTCGAATGGCTGTACGTCGATCCGCGTACGGTCTACCCGCAGTGGTCGGGCGGCCGCCTGTGCGAGGTCCTCGAGGTCAGCGAGCGGACGGTCCGCTCCACGTTCCGCCGCTACCACCTGGATCGCGACGGCGACGGCAACATCGTCCCCGAGGAGCTCGGCGTCGCGGGCACGCACGAGCTGCGCGAAAAGGTCCAGTTCCTCGAGCACTGGGACGACACCTGGGTGACCTACGCGGTGGTCGGCAAGAACCACCAGCAGACGCCGACGGGCTACATCGTCAAGCAGTTCAAGCACAAGTACCCGTTCGGCGTGCCCTACGACTACGCGCCGGGGCTGACGATGAACCACTGGCGCAACCGCAAGGTGGGCTGGGGCATCGGCCACACCAAGCTGTGGCTCGTGAAATATCGGGCGTTTCTACGCGCGCTGCATGCGAACTACGTGGCGAGAGACCTGCTGCCGCCGCTGGTGACCTATGGTGACACGCCCGCGGCGGTCGTCGGGACGGGCGACGGCCTGCCGCGGGAACCGATGGACCTGCACCCCGGCGAGATCCTGAACCTGGCCCCTGGCCGCCAGTTGCAGACCGTGCCGATGCCGCCGCCGGACACGCTCGAGCGGCACATGCAACTGATCGACAACGCGATCATGCAGCTCGAGTCACCGCGCGTAACGACCCTCTCGGGCATGGAGGGCGCCGGCTTCGCCATCAGCCAGATCCTGAGCTACACCCGCACTCGCGTCGGGCCGATCCGCCACAACCTCGAGCGGTTGCTCGAGGGCCAGACGGAAAAACTCTGGACGCTGGTTCGCGAACGCGCCGGCGAGAAGGTCTGGGTGTTTTATTCAGGGGGCGACAAGGACGCGGCGGGCTACCTCGGCCTCGGGCCGAAAGACTTCGAGCGGCCGATGCAAGTTCGTTGGGAAGTGCAGTCCGAGCTGCCGACGGACGAGATGCTGCGGGTGCGGACGGCCACCGAGCGGCTCAACAACGGCACCTGGGGCGCCGACGAGGCGGTCCAGTACCTAGGGGATAACCCTGACGAGATCCGCCGCTCGCGCATGCGCGACGAGATCCGCTCGAGCCCGCAGTACAAGCAGTACCTGATGGCCCAGGTGTTCATGAACGCCGGCCGCGGCGACCTGCTGGCGAAGGCCGGCGAGGCCGAGCAGATGGCCATGCAGGGGCAGCTCCCGTCACCGGGCGGGGGTGGGCCGGGCGTCTTCGAGGGCGGCGGGCCGGGTCAGCCGTCCGTACCCGATCTGGCTGCCCTGGCGGCCACGCCGAACGGAACCGGCGCCACGCCGCCAGGGACTCCAGGGCCGTACCAGCCGGGCGCACCGCAGGGACTGCCGCCAGGTCCTGGGGTCGGCTAGATGCCCGTCGTCGGGAGCCGCCAGCCCGAGGGCGAGCTGATCCGGCTGCAGGCAGAGTTGTTTGACGAAGTCCAGAAGGACTCGAGCGCGATCGCGCCGCACATCTTCGGCGATGTCGACAACCAGCCCGACCTGGGCAGTGTGCCGAACAGTCGGCTCGACGCCATCTACCGCGAGGCGTACCAGAAGAACGATCGCGAGTTCCTGCAGCGCGAGGCGCGCCGCGACCCGCAGCAGTTCCTGAAGGTCGTTGAGCGGCTGGGGGTGAGCCAGGGGCCGCCGCACACGGTGGTGCAGCCCAACGCCCTGGCACAAGGCATAACCCAACAGCAGCAATCGCAGGCCGCACCCCCGATGCTGCCGCCGGGCGGGGCCATGCCAGCGTCCCCTGTCGCACTGGCGACCCCAACGGTGCCGCTTGCACCACCCGTGCCAGCCGGCCCGCCGGTGATCCTGGGGCCGAACGGACAGCCGCTGCCGCCAGGACTCGTCTGATGGCCGGGCGGGTGTGGGTGCCGGGCTACCGCAAAGAGGACGGCACGGTCGTCGACGGCTACTGGCGCGACGAGAATCGCACCAAGCGGGCGCCGCGGCTCAAGGGCGCCCGCACGTTCCGCAGCGTGTTTTTCCGCAAGGTCAAGACGTAGATGCCGGGCACGATTCTCCTCGCCGACCTCGAGCGCGCCAACGACGACGAGCTGCGCAACCACCTCCAGGGCTTGATGGTCAGCGCACCTACCTCGAGCGACAGCCTGACCAACCCGCTCGGGACGGGTAACGCCGCGCCGCCGCAGGAATTGCAGGACCACCTAACGGCGCTGCTCGAGGCCGCTCCCGAGCCACCGCCGGCGCGGATGCCACAACCCGAGCTGGCTCAGGAGGGCCCGCCGCCGGCCAGCATGAACGCGCCCGCGGGGATGTTCGAATCCAGCGGCCCACCGCCGGCGCAGATGCCGACGTTCCCCGCCTACACGCCGCCGGCCGCACCTCTCGAGCCGGCCGCGGCAGCGCCCACGAACGTCATGGACGAGCTCGCCAACCATGTTCAGCAAGCGAGTGGCGGCGCGCTGCAGCTCATGGGCCAGGGGATGACCGCGCTGGGCAGTGGCGCCCAGGTTGTTGGTCAAAGCGGCCAGAATGTCATCAGCCTGGTCCGTCCACCCGCCCCCTCACCGCAGCCGGCAGCCGCCGCGCCGGCGCAGGATCCCGACCTGGCCGCGCGCCTCGGTGGCGCTGCGCCGGGCTCTAGCACCGCCGCTAGCGGCACGTACCAGGACTACGCTCGCGAGGCCGCGCGCCGTGCCGGGATCGACCCCGAGCTGTTCGTCGCGCAGATCCAGCAGGAGTCGGGTTTCAACCCCAACGCGGGCAGTCCCGCCGGCGCGCTCGGCATTGCCCAGATCGTGCCGAAGTACCACCCCGGCGTCGATCCGTCGGACCCGATGGCGAGCCTCGACTACGCCGCCAACCTGATGAAGTCGCACCTCAAGCAGTACGGCGGCGACTACGCCAAGGCTCTGGTGGCCTACAACGGCGGCGGCGGCGCGGTGGCGCAACTCGAGCGCGGCACGCCATACCAGGAGTCGCGTCAGTATCTCGAGCGCATCCTCGGGGGGCAGCGACCAAACCTCAGTGACCTCGGTCAGGCTGCGGGCAACGTCGTCAGCACAGTCGCCAACGCTGCTCGAGGGACGCTCAATCAGGTCAGCCAGTTCGGCGACTCGCAGCTGACCGCATCCGAGGCGTCCGCGGCGTGCGGGCCGGCCGCAGCGGTCAGGTTCGCGCAACGTTACGGACGGAACCCGACGCTACGCGAGGCGACGGACATGGCGGCCACAGTGGGCTGGACGCAGGGCCAGGGGATGGCCGGCATCGGCTCGGAGAAGGCGCTGCTCGAGAAGATGGGCGTGCCCACCAAGCTCGTCAGCGGTCCCGACTGGGGCACGTTCGCCAACGAGGCGCGCAGTGGTAACCCGGTCATCATCAGCACCGCGGGGCACTACTTCACCGCGGACAACTGGGATCCTGCGACGAATCGGTTCCACGTCGGCCGGTCAGGGCTGGACCTGCGGGGCGGCAGCGAGTGGATGACGCCCGAGGAGATGACGAGCCGGATGGGGGCGGTGCAGGGCGGACTGCTGGCCGACAACCCGACCACGCCGGCGTCCACGATCACCACGAGTCAGGGGTTCACCGCACCGCCGGCGGGTGGGACGACCGACCAGCAGGCGGCGCAGGTCGCGACACCGCAGCCGTTGCAGATCATCGGCGACGCCGCAGCGGGGGCGGGGCAGAAGGCGAACGAGGTGGTCGCGGGCGGGCTGCGGTTCCTCGATAGCGCGGTCGAGCAGGCGACGACGGGTGAGAAGTCCGTCACCCAGCCGATAGCGGATGCCGGTCGTGGTCTTGCTGAAGCCGTCACTGCAGTCGCTGACTCGGGCGCGGGCCAGGTCCTCGGTGCACTCCGCGGACCGGCGCTGCTGAGCGACGAGGAGATCATCCAGCGGGCCAAGCCGAACGAGATCGAGGCCGCGCGACGGGTGCTCGAGCAGTCGAACTCAGCCTACGCCGCCCGCAACCAGACGGCTCCTGACCCGGTGACCGACGAGGACCTCGCGCGCTACCTGCGCAATACCCAGCTCGGCCAAGCTGCCGCAGCTACCGGGGCTGGCCTGGGCAACCCCGCCCAAGCCGCCACCCGCGCGTCCAAGGCGATTGACTACGAGGCGCTGGCCGAATCTCGCCGGAGTGCTCGAGCAGGCCAGCCTGGCCTCCCGGATATGCCCAACGCCACCGAGTCGCGCCTGAATCGTGAGATCGCCGCCTCGGTGAACAACATGTTCGCCGTGCCGAGCATGGTCACCAACGCCATCGGTGGCGGCATCGAGACGATCAAACGGCCGGTGGTGACCGCGTTCACGGGCAATCTCGGCGCCGCTGGCGCGGACCTGCGGGCGATGGGCCTCGGCCTCGGCGATGCGTTCGCCGACATGGGCACCACGTTCCGCACAGGCATCCGCCCGTCACGTGCGCCGTCGACCGAAGTCGTCGGTCAGGCGGCCTACGAGGGCCAGGACGTGCTCAAGTCCGGGGCGGCGCGCATCGGGTTCCTCCGCGGGATGGAAGCGACCGACGAGTTCATGCGCTCACTCAATTCCGCCGGCGCCCAAGCATCGGAAATGGCCCGGCTGATGAAGGCGCACCCCGACCTGTCCCAGGAGGAGCTCATCAGTCGCTTTGGCGGGCAACTGATGACCGCTGGCGAGCGTGCTGCGGCAGAGTCCGTCTACGCCGTTGGCGGAACCGGCATCGGGCGCAAGATGTCGCAGTGGCGCAGCCAGCTCACGGCACCGGATGCATCCCCAGGCGACCGCGTGTTGGGGGCGGTGACGAACGTCCTGGTCCCATTCTCGAACATCCCTGACGTGATCCTGACCAAGGGCATTCAACGCCTGCCCGTGGTCAACGAATTGACGATGCTCAGGCAACTTCGGAGCTCTGATCCGGGTGTGCGGCAGCGGGCCATAAGCTCCGCAGCCCTCGCCGAGAGTGTCAATGTCGGTATTGGCGCCCAGGTGATGGAAGGCAATATCACCGGCAATGGCCCGTCGGATCCGGCGAAGAAAGCCGCGCTGCAGAACGCGCGCGATGCCGATGGCAACCCGATCTGGCAACCCAACAGCGTTCGTATCGGTGGCCGCTGGTTGCCTTACGCCAGCCTCGGCCCAGTTGGGGTGCGGATGGGCGCGATTGCCAACGTCACCGAGCAGATCAGCGATGAGATGAGCAAACCGAACCCGTCGCAGGACGTGATAGAGCGGGCCCAGTCAACCGCGCTCGCCATCCTCGACGGAACGAGCGAGACGATCGCCGACGCCTGGTATCTGCAGACAGTCGGCCGCCTGTTCAACGCGATGAAGACCGGGGGCGTGGGCTCGGCGCTCGGACAGACGGCCTTGTCCACTGCGCAACGCGCGATCCCCTACGGTGGTGAGCTCCGGTCGATTGAGAGTGCCACCGACCCGACCGTGGCCGAGCCGCGCAATCCCATCGAAGCGATCGCGGCCGGCATTCCCGGCGCCTCGCAGTTTGCGCAGTCGAGAATCGACCCGACGACAGGCCGGCCGCTCCAGCGACCCGCGGATGTGGGAACCTTGTTGACCAGGTCACCGGGCACGGGTGAGCCGACACCGGTCGATACCGCCCTGGCGACCCACAACATCGGCGTGCCCGATGCGCCGCAGACCGTCACCCAGGGCCAGTACACCGTCAATATCACCCCGGATGAGCAGCGGCAGTACACCATCGAAGCCGGTCAGCGTGTCGAGAAGAACGTGCAGGCGCTGCTCAACAATCCGCGCTGGTCATCGCAGACGCAGGAGCAACAGAAGGACGCGCTGCGGCAGGCTATCGGAGCGGCTCGAGCCGACGCCGCGGCGCTCGTCTGGCGCAGTATTCCGCCGGCGGAACAGGATCGCCGCGTGAAGCAGACTCGAGCGCGTCAGGCGCAGGAAGCGGAGCCGGTGTTCCGAGCGCCGGTCACCACGCCGTGATGGCGATCAGGCGCGGTCTTGACGGTCGAGATGCCGTTTGTAGAGCGAGCCCCCGACAACGCAGGCAACGAGCAGGCCGAGCATGAGGACGATGACGCCGTCGGCGCTGCCCCACCAGAACGCGAATGCCACCATGCCGACCACTGACAGGCAGAGCAGGGCAACGCCCAGGAGCACGCGCCCCAGCGCGGTGCCGAGATCAACAACAGGGGCCATGCCGCTTTATAACCGGACGCCGGTAAGACGACAATGCGACTTTCGGGGGGGCGCATGACAACCGCGCGTCTCCCGCGCTGGCTCGCGGCGCTCAGCGATCAGCCCACCATCCCGCGGCATCCGCGACCGCTCGATGTCGACCGCGGCAACATCCCGTCGGAGCTCCGATTCAGAGATGCTTGGGCGGTCTGGAGATACGAAGCCGATCGGATGGGGCGGATCAGCAAGCCGCCGTACCAGCCCGACGGCACCCAGGCCGAGGCGTCCGAGTCATCGACCTGGAGCCCGTTCGAGACGGCCTACGCGACCTTTCAGCATGGCAGTTGGGACGGCGTCAGCTTCGCCCTAAGCTTGCGCTGGGGCATCGTCGGCATCGACCTCGACCACATCAGCGACCATCGCCGTGAGGCTGAGGAGATCGCGCACACGCTGCACAGTTACACCGAGCGCAGTCCTGGCGGGGACGGGTTGCGGATCTTCGTCAAGGGCAGCCTGCCGTTCGGGCGGCGGCGGCGCGACTGGGTCGAGGCGTACACGACCAACCGGTTCCTGACGGTGACCGGCCAGCGACTCGAGGGCTATCCGCGGACGATCGAGTCGCGGCCGAGCGAGTTGGCAAAGGTGTTCTGGGAGTATCTGGGGCAGGACGCGGCCTCAATCAAGCGCAGCATGCAACGGGGAGGCTGATCAGTGACCAAAGATGAGCTCAATGCCATTGCCCAACGGCATGGGGGCTACCTGTCCCAACCCGTCGTCGTCGATCCCCAAATCGACAACCCCGACCCGAACAGGTTGCCGTCCGATCCAGCCAAGATCCCCAATCCGAATCCGACCTACCGCTACGTGCTCAAGGATGGCACCGAGTTTCAGGCGCGCGCGACGGAGCAGGGTGGCTCGGACTTCCAGATCATCGACCCTGGGACTGCCGTCAAGCCGCTGACGCCGGCTGACCGGCTGCCCTCACCGACCGGCCAGCTCGAGAAGATCGATGCCCAGGGCAACCTGATTCCCCCCACCGATACGACCACTCGAGCGGCCAAACTCCGCGATCCGAGCACTGGCGCGGTGACCGATCTACCTGACCCGAAGTCGTCGCCCGAGGGCACGCTCAAGGAGTTCGGCGACCAGCTTCTGAACATCAAGCCCGACGGCTCGTACACGGTGGTCGCGACCAAGAGCAAAGACCCGTCGGCGCAACAGGCGAAGTCGACCTTCGATGGCCCAGACGGGGCGCGCTACGAGTACGACCCGAACAAGCCCGAGGGCCAGCGGATGACCAAGCTGCTCGAGGGCAAACCCGAGAAGCCGACGGTTACCGCCGCCAGCAACATCATCTGGCAGGACATCCCCGACCAGCCCGGCAAGCAGCAGGGCGGCACCGTTGTCGAGGGCAAGTTCGTCCCCACCGAGGGCCTCGTCAAAGACAAGGACGCGAAGCCGGTCGCGGTCTATGGCACGGGCCAGAACGATCGCTGGCGCATCTCGCTCGACGAGAAGGGCAACGTCGTCAGCAAAGAGGAAAACCCGAACTACACGCCGCAGCCGGGGACGCAGCTCACCGCGGACGCTGCCGCGGCCAACATCCCGATTCTGAAGCCCGACGGCTCGGTGGCCTGGGTGCCCAATCAGAACCGCGTCCCGGTCGGCCAGGCGATGGCCGACCTGATGCAGCAGGCGGGCCTCAAGGTCAACGCGGGCGAGCTGAGCATGGACGACGCCAAGAACATGCTCACCGGCGCGGTCAACCTGATGAACGCGCGGACCTCGGCGCAGACCGCGCAAAACGCTCAGGACACCACCGCCACCACCGCTGCTCAGAACATCATCACCAACGAGCAGACGCAGCGGACCCAGGGCGCCCAGACCGGTGCGGGCATGCTCAACCAGCGCGTCCAGGCCGCGCAGGGCATGCTCGGCCAGGTCCTCGGGCTAGCCAACGGTGGGCAACGCTCGGGGAATATGGGCGGCGGCCTGATGAACGCGCCGGCGGGCCTTGGCGAGGCGCTGATCGGCGGTATCGGCGGCTGGACGGCCGAGCTCGGCGGCGGCCAGGGGGTGTACGACGCGGCGGCGCGGATGGTTACCGCCGCTGATCCCCAGAACGGGCGCAGTCCCGAGGCCCAGGCGGCCTACGGGGTGCTGACGCAGATGCTCGAGCGGTACCAGCAGCAGGCTGGTCAACCGCACCCGGCAGTGATCGCGACGCAGGCGGCGAACCAGAGTCAGCAGGCCAACGGGATGGTGGCGCCGCAGCTACCCGCGCCGGCGGGCCAGATGCTGCCCTGGAACAACGGCCAACCGTCGGCGACCGGCGCACCCATGATTGCCGGCGCGACCCCGTTCATGAACGCCGGCACCCGGTACTACGGCAACGGTGGACTGCCGCCGGATCAGCCGTTCGTCGCGCCGGTCACCGTGGCGCTGTAGGAGGCTCGAGCAATGGCAGATTTTTCGACTTATGAGGGCCGCCAGGCGTACCGCGACGCGAACCCTGGCTCGATCGTCGACGCCTCGGGCGCGTACTACCCCTCGAGCGGCCAGACCGTCAGCGGGGGAGGTGGCGGCGCGGCGCCGACGGTCGGCGCGCAGGGCTCGCAGCAGCTCGCCAGCGGCATCAACTCGCTCCTCGGGGCTATTGCCTCTGGCAACAAGGACGCGTTCAACGAGGCGGTGCGCCAGTTCAATGCCACGTTTGGCCTCGACGAGAAGAAGTTCACTGAGGCCGTCCGGCAGTTCAACCAGAACTACATCGTCGCCGAGTCGGGCCTGACCGGTCAGTATCAGGGGGCGCCAACGCTCGCCGCCCAGGCCCAGAACGCCGGCCTGTACGGCATGTACGGCACCCCCACCGCGGGCCAGTCAACGCTCGCGGCGCAGGACCAGGCCTACAACCAGCAGATGGGCATGATCAATTCCGCCGCGGCCTTGCAGGCCAACCCGTTCCGCCAGCAGCAGGCGCTCGGCCAGATGAACCGACTGCTTGGCGGCGGCGGGGTGGCCGGCTTCCAGGCGCCGAACCAGGTGCCCGGTGTCGGCGTGGCCGGCGGCAACACGCAGGGGGGGCTCGGTTACCTGCAGCAGATGGTCGACGACATTCGCGACCCGTCGGCGAACACAGCCAGCATGAACCAGGTCATGCAGGGCATCCCGACGCCCAACAAGCTCAATAGCACCGAGTTTCTGCGCGCCGCGCCCAGCACCCAGAACATGGTCTTGCAAGGCATGCAGGAGAAGTACGGGATCGATCCCAAGGACGCGTTCCAGCAGATTCAGGCGACTCTGCCGCAGTTCACCGCGCCCACCACGTTCGGGGCAGTCAAGAGGTAGCCATGCCACTCATCGGCGGAAAGAAAGCGAAGACGCCCGCGGGCATCAGCGCCAATATCAAAATCGAGAAGAGGGCCGGGCGTCCCCAGCGGCAAGCCGTGGCGATCGCCATGCGGCAGGCGGGCAAGCCCAAGCCCAAGTCGAAGAAGTGAACCGTCGCATTCGCTGGTACCCGGCCCGCGCGCAGTTCCGCTGGCGCGCCTTTCTCGGCTGTCGCAACTTTGAGCGGCACCCGACCTGGCGGTATGCCGCATGACCATGTCTGACCGCGGAATTCATCCAGACCTGCTCGAGGAAGCCCAGGCCCAGGAAGCTGCCGCGGAAACGCCGCAGCCAGCCCCACCAGCGCGCGGCCGTGGCGGCCGCGCTCGAGCACCGCAACCGGCTGAGCCGGCGCCAGAACCGTCCGCTGAGCCTGCTGACACTGGCGTCTCACCCGAATCGGGTGAGGCCGACGCCACACCGGCCTCACCCGAGCCGGCGCCCGATTGGTTCGCCCAGGTCCGCGACGCGAAGGATCCAGCTGAAGCCTTCAAGCTGCTGGCCAAGAACCTGCCGAAGGATCAGCTCGAGCGCGACGAGGTCATCAGCGGCCTGGTCGGCAGTCGGGCCGACTTGCAGGCCAAGCAGATCCTCGAGCGGCGCGAACGCGACGCCGCGGAGCGGGCCAAGCTCGAGGCGGCCCAGAACAACGACCTGTACGCGCTGGGTGAAATGACCCAGAAGGAGCTGCAGTCCCGGCTTGCGCAGCAGGCCGCGGCGCAAGCGGCTGGACCGTTCATGGACGGTGTCGTATTGTTCCAGCAATCGTTACCTGAATCGATACAGAAAGAGGTAGCGGGCAAAACATTCGGCGAAGGCAAAGGGCAAGCCGCTGGGGTTGCTGAGTATCTCCAGTTCATCGCCGACGCACGGACCAAGCTCGAGGTGGATAAAGAGCTCCAACGCCGCGAGTCTGCTCTCCGCAAGTCGGTCCTGACGGAAGTAAACGGCGACGAGCCAGTCCCCGAGCGCGAAGGTGGAACCCCCGGTCGCGTCCGAGAAGTGACTGACGAGCAGATCGCGGCGATGACCCTCAAGGAATATGAGGGGCTGTTTGATGAGAACGGCCATCCAAAACCGGGGGTACGCCACAGGGCAACTCGAGGCATCCCCCTGACACGACATTAGGGGGTTAGCCAGTGGCTACCGGTGCATCTGAGTTCGTCGACCAGACGATCGCGAACGGGATCTTCTCGCCCGACGTGTGGTCGAAGCAGGTTCTGCGCGCGTCCGAGAGCAACCTCGTCCTGGCCCGGTCCGTCAACCGTGGTTTCGAGGACGATGCGTCGGTCGGCAAGAGCGTCAAGGTCGCCAGCATCGGCAACCTGGCGGCGCGGCCCAAGGTCGAGAACACCGCGATCACGTACGAGACCGTGGCGGAAACCGCCGTCACGATCACTCTCAACCTGTGGACCTATGCCGCGGTCGGTATCGAAGACATCGTCAAGGTCCAGTCGCGGGTCGATGTGCAGAACGAGTACCAGCGCAAACTGGGCTACGCCATCGCCAAGGAGATCGACACCGTCCTGGCGACCGATCTGGCCGGCTTCTCGCGCTCGGTCGGCACGCTCGGCACGGCCGTCACGGACGCCAACGTGCTCGCCGCGGTCAAGCTCCTCGACGACGCTGACGTACCGCAGGATGACCGCTTCTTCGTCATGACGCCGGCCGAGAAGGTCGCCAAGCTGGCCCTCGATCGCTGGAGCAATGCGCTGTACATCGGCACCAGCGACCAGCCCGTTCGCAACGGCATGCTCGGCGACATGTACGGGCTGAACCTGCTCGTCACCACCAACCTGGTCAAGCCCGCCGCCGGCCAGGCCAACAACGCCATCTTCCACCGCGACGCGATTGCGCTGGTCGTGCAGCGCACGCCCAAGACGCACCTCTTCTACGACATCGACTTCTTCACCTGGAAGCTGGCCTCGGAAGTGATCTATGGCCACCAGGAGATGCGCGATCTCTGGGGCGTGCTGGTTCTCGGAGCGAGCTGATGACGACCAGCGGCAATGCGTTTCTGGACACCCTGCTGGAACGGACGCCGCCCGCGGCGTCCCAACCGCAGCGCGGCCAGAACTACAACTATCCGCCGCGTCTGTACCTGAAGCCGGACGCCACGGTCGTCTGGCTGCAGGGCGATCCGCACAACCGCGCGTACTACGAGGACAAGGGCTACAAGCTCCTGTCCGAGCAGCCGTCGCGCGGCGACGCGAAGTCGGAAGTCGCCCGCTACATGCAGGACGAGTACCCGAAGATTCTGCAGGAGCAGCGCGAGAAAGCGGCCATCGTCAACGCCATTCGACGAGCTGAGGCCCGCGACGCGGCGCTGAACATCGACACCGACTACGACATCATGTCGCTCGAGGAGCTGCGCGACTTCTTGCAGCAGGTCAAAGACGAGGCGGGCAAGAACATCCGCGTCATCGTCGGCAAGCACAAAGACGACCAGCCGGACACGCGCGAGCGGCGCCTGCTGGACGGGGTCGAGACGACGGCCACGGCATCGATCGAGGAGCTCGAGCGGCGCCGCGGGCGGCCCGGACCACGGCCGCAGGGAGCCTGAGCATGACCGAACGCAGCGACGCTGAGCGGGTGCCGGGGCAGATCGTGCCCGAGCACCTGGACGAGGTCGACCAGGCCCGCGCCCGCGAGCGCGCCCAGGCGCGGACGCCCGCGCAGGCCGGCGACGTGGCGCGCCAGCGGGAGTACGAGGAGCAGCAGCGGCTCGGCCGCGAGGCGATCCCCAATCCGGGCGACGACAGCGAGCCGATGCCCGAGAAGCAGGCGTACCACCCCGAGCAAACCGACCCGCCGCCGGGACCGTATCCCGATCCGCCGCTCGGGCCATATCCCGACCCGGTCGAAAAAGAACCCCAGATCCCCGATCCGCCCGCCGTGCAGGAGGACGTTCACTATGAGCCAGCCACGAGCCAACCCCCAGCCGCCCCAACCGGAACAGCGACCCCGCGCGAATCCGAATCCGCAGCAAGAAGGACCGACCACCCCGCCTGACTGGCGCGAGCGGGCGACCCGCGGCGAGTACGTCTTTCCGCCGGACGGCGTCTCACCCGAGTGGGTCCTGAAGCTGCGACCGAATCGCTACGAGGACGCCGTCAGTGGGCCGGATACGCCCATCTCGAGCACGGCCTGGGTGCACTGGACGAAGCCCGACGGGACCGACTTCATCGCGCCGCTGAGCAACGCCGAGACGTACGAGCGCAAGGGCTTCAAGCGGGGCGCGACGGAGCAGATCCCGGACATCGTCGCGTGGCAGGCCCGGCGGACCGAGGAGCGGCGGCAGCGGGCGCGCGGCGAGCACGCCGAACGGGACCCCAACGACAAGGCCCAGGTCGAGCAGGAAGCGCGTCGCCAGCGTGAGGCGCGGGAGCGCGCGGAGAAGGACAAGAAGGATGAGTAAGGGCCTGCCGTGGGTCGGCGCCGGCGGGCCACCGCCGGTGTCACGGGACCAGTACGCCCCACCGCCGGGGACGCACTTCAAAGAGTCCGATCCGGTTGAGCAGACGAAACACGAATCGGACAAACACGAATCCCTGAACAAGGATTGGCCCGCATCGGCGTACAGCAAGCCGCGGTTGATGCGCTGATGCCCGTCGACGCCGGCTCCATCGCCTCCCAGGTGGGCGCCAGCGGCGGCCTGTGGACGCACACGCCGGTCGACTGGCGGGGCAACGAGACGAACACGCCGTCGCCGCCGGCGGGCTGGCCGCCGAACGCCGCGGCGGCGACCCCCCCGGACGGCTCGCGCGTCGACACCATCGCGCCGAGCATTACCGCCATCTCGGTCTCGGGCATCACCACGACGGGCGCGACGATCAACTACACGCTCGATGTCGCGGGCACCAACCAGGTCGAGTACGGCCAGACGATGTCCTTCGGCTCGGTCAACACCGAGGGCGGCGGCAGCGGACCGCAGGTCAAGCCGCTCACCGGGCTGACCAGCGCGCGACTGTACTACTACCGCATCCGCGCGTCCGCGGGTGGCCTGACGACCTACTCCCCGCAGGGAACCTTCACCACGCTCTAGAGGAGCTCAAGCCATGACCCAGCCCAATCCACCTACGCCGCCGCAGCCCAATCCACCGCGGCCGCCGCGCCCAGACGACGAGCCCGAGGATGAAGGCGACGAGATCCCCGAGCCCGAAGCGGAGCCGGCGCGGCGGTGAGCGACGACGAGCGCACGCCGGATGTGATCGACGGCGCTCGCTTCCTGGGCCTGTCGCAACGCGAGGGGATGCGCGAGCTGGGCATCACCCGCGAGCAGGACTACGCCCGCGCGTATCGGGATGTCGAGGCCGCGGTCCACGCCCGCGACAACCGCGAATCCCAGGGTGGCATCCGCGCGCCGATCGTCATCAAACGCCGCGGAGTCAGAATCGTTGACGCTGGCTGACACCTTCGTCGTCTCACGGAATGGGCAGACCGACGGCTTCCTAGCGCACACCGGGCGGGTCACCGTCCGCTGCCGCCTGGATGACGGCACGCTGGTGGCGGTGACGCTGCCCGACGACTGGCAGACGCTGCTGGCGCGGGTCGCGGCGCTCGAGGCGGCCGGTGGGGCGAACTCGCTCGAGGACCTGACCTATGGCGGCTAAGGAAGGAGGGTAGATTCATCGCGAACGCACTTTTTTCCCCCGGCCGCGAGGGATTCCTGCTCGGCGAGATCGATTGGGACACCGCCGTGATGAAGGTCGCCCTGGTCCGCTCCTATACCTTCAACGCCGCGCACAAGTTCGTCTCCGACGTGACCACCGCGAGCGGCGTGCTGCACGCGACCTCCGCGGCGCTGACAGGCAAGACGGGCACCAGCGGCACCGCGGACGCGACCGACATCACATTCACCGCACCGGCGGCCAACGCCAGCAGCCATAGCCTGCTCTATTTCCAGGCTAGTGCCGTCACGGGCGGGGCTGATGTGGCGGCGACGCTGCAGCGGCTGATTGCCTGGGTCGACACGGGCACGGGGCTACCGGTGGTGCCGAACGGGGCCGACATCCAGGTCATCTTCCACGCATCGGGATTGTTCACGCTCTAGCGCCATGCGATGGGTGGCACGTATGGCTGTCTCGAGACGTACACCTACGGGCAGCTTGAAGCTTTCACGTATGCCCAGCTCGAGACGCTCGAGTGCCGCAGTGTCGCGCCGAACGCCATTGGCACCGCGGAGCAGGTCTATCAGCCGAGCGTTCTGGTTCAGGCTCGGCCAAATGCGATTGCCACTGGCGAACAGGTTTACCCACCGACGGTCAGTGTTCCAACCGTTCAGCAGGCTCGACCGAATGCCATTGGCACCGCTGAGCAGGTTTATGGGCCGACTGCGCAACTTCGCGTCCAGCCGAATCCGGTTGGCACTGGCGAGCTCGTCTATGGGCCAACGGTCAGCCTCCCGACGCTTCAGCAGGTCCGCCCGAATGCGATCGGCACTGGCGAACTGGTCTACGGCCCGGTTGTCCGCAGTCAGGTCCAGCCAAATGGCATCGGGACGCTCGAGCAGGTCTATGGCCCGACCGTCGTCCAGCGGATCCTCCCCGACACGATTGCCACCGCGGCGAACGTCTATGGGCCGACGGTCAGTCTGCCGGTTGCGGGGCAGGTTCAGCCGAACGCTATTCCGAGTGGCGAGCTGGTCTCCGCGCCTACGGTTCTCGTCCAGCTTCGGCCAACCAGCGTTGGCTCCGCCGAGCAGGTCTTTGGCCCAACGGTCAGCCAGCGAGTTCTGCCGGATGCCATTGCCACGGCGGCCAGTGTTCCGCAGCCAACCGTCAGCGTTCCTACGCCTGGGGCCGTCAACCCCGGCCCAATCGCCAGTGGCGAGATTGTCTTTGGCCCGACGGTTGGGCAGCGGGTTCTCCCGAACGTCATTGCGAGCGGCGAGGCTGTCTACGCGCCGACCGTCAGTGTCCCGGTTGCCGGCCAGGTCTCGCCTGGAACTATCGCCACCGCGGCGCAGGTCTACGGGCCGACCGTCAGTCTGCCCGTTCCTGGTCAGGTCACTCCAGATGCCATCGCCAGCGACGCGGCGGTCTACGCCCCCGTCGTCACCATTGCCGCCCTGGGGCAGCAGCTCCAGCCCGCGACCATCGGCTCCGCTGAGCAGGTCTATCGGCCAACCGTTTTCTTTCCCGGCCTCGCCGTCCTCGTCTATCCCGACTGGATCAGTCCCGGCGGGGTTGTTTTCACCCCGTGTGTTGGCTTTCCGCCAGCCGCGCCGGCCCCGCCCCTCGTCTGGCGTAGTCCTCACCCTGGAGTCCCGCTGATGCCTGCGCTGATCCGCACCGCGCCACCACTCAGCCCGGCGCCACGACCGGGCGGCGCGCTCTTGACCAGCGTCGCGACGGTGGCGGCCCCGCCGTTGCTGGTCACCACGGCGGGCAGTGCGCCGCCGCTCGCGGCGGCCGGGAGTCCCGCGGCGCCGGCACTGGGCGCCTTCGGGGTGGAGTGTCCCGATGCCTAGCCTCGCCGCGTACCGCCGTAGCGTTGCAGTTGAATCGGGACCCTACATCGGGCCTGAGTCGTATGTGGTCCGCGCCACCAGCGGCTCAGACACGACGAAGCTGGTGTGTAGCGCGTATCCGATCCGCTCCGGTATCCCGCAGAACGACCTGCTGACCGAGCGGCCGCTGTTTCGCCCCGACGCCACCCGGCCCGAGGACCGCTACCGCTACGTGATGACCTACGACCCGCCGACGGGGACGATTACGCCGGATCTGGCCTGGACGCTGCCGCCCATTCCCGCGCCAGGCGGCTCGAACTACGAGAGCCTCGAGGCGTTCACGTATGAGGGCCTGGAGCTGCTGCTGTACGAGGACATGGAAGACCTCGGCGCGGCTGGCATCGGCGAGCGGTTCGAGGTGCTGGGACCCTTCGACGTGCCAACCCTGCACCAGCTCATCAACGATGGACTGAAACAGTGCTGGATGGTGGTTGAGATTGCCTGCGTGCCGCTGGCCGATACGAGCCGCCACAGCCTGTCGGCCATTGCGCCGTGGCTGCAGGACGCGAACCATGTGCGTCAGGCTGGCGTCCTCGCCGCGAACGAAGACCGCAATCAGACCGACCCGTTCAACCGTATTGTCTACGGCACGATCGACCGCGACGGCGGCGAGTTCTACTTCAACACGGGCACGCGCACCTTCGCCGCGGGCGAGACGCTCTACCTGCGCTGCTACAAACGGGCGTACGATCACTGCCGCCCCGCCGGTGGGGTTTACGGCGAGCAGGTCGGGCTCGAGCTGGATACCGACGAGGCGCCGATCGAGCGCGACTGGCTGGCCGCGAGCGCGCTGACCGTCGGCTGGCGCAGGTTCGGCCACATCCTCGAGCCGGTCGCCAATGCGCGGCTCGTGCGCGACCAGGCGACGGCCGCGGCGTGGTTCGCCGACCGCTCGCGGCAGCACTTCACTGCGGTGGCGCCGGCGCTGACGTTCCGCGACGTGCGCCACTTCGGGCCGGTGTTCCGCTGATGTCGATCTTCAGTGCTCGCCGCTCGCCGTTCCCCTACCACGTCAAGATCGGCGACACCGGTCTGCTGCTCGGCACGCGCGGCCCGAACCAGCCGATGCTGAGCAGCTCGAAGACCGAGGACATCTCGAAGGTCACGCCGCCGGACTTCTCGTATGCCGGCATGTCGCCGCTCGGCGATCGCGACGAGCCCTATGAGTCGCTCGCCCTGGGCATGGGACTGCGGACCCAGGAGAAGTGGCAGGACTTTCGGTACGCCTCGGCGCAGGCTGTCGACCTGTCGGTCTGGCCGTGGTGCAAGGGCCCGGAGCTCACCGTCGTGACGCCGCCGGCCAGGGACTCCACGACGGGCGTGCGCGCCTTCTTCGAGCTCGGCAGCACGCTCTACTGTGCCCAGGGTCGCTACATCCTGCGCCGCGACAGTGACGCGACGTGGACCTCGGTGAAGGACTTTGGCGCCGGCGTGGCGGTGCTCAACGTCGCCGTCTTCACCAGCAACTTCGATGGCGTGCAGCGGGTTTTCGTGGCGCTCTCGAGCGGGCCGGCGCAGTACTCGAGCAACGGCACGACCTGGACGCCGATGGCGACGTTTGCCGCGCTCGCGTTCGTGGCGATTGGCCGCGAGTTCTGGTGGGCCGACGATACGAACCAGTTGCGCAAGTGCGACACCAACGCTGACCCGACCGTTGAAGCGAACTACACCAGCCTGATCTTCCGCGCCGGCGACAAGAGCGCGCTGATCACGGCCCTGATGGTCTCGGCCGCGGGCACGCTGGTCATCGCCAAGACCGACGGGCTCTATACCATCGACCAGGCCGGCGACGATCACCAGCTCTTTCCGTTCCTGCGCTTCGCCCCCGATGCCAACAATGGCAAGGCGTGGGGCCAGTTCGAGAATGCGCTGTACACCGCCTACGGCACCCAGTTCTCGCGGATCGGGCCGGACCTGACGCTCGAGCAGGTCGGCCCCGAGAAGCTGGTCAACAACGACTCGCCCGTGCGCGGCAAGGTCACCGCGTTCGTCGGCCTGGGGACGATGTTCGCCTATGCGGCGATCTTCAACCCCGACACGCTGACGGGCTACCTGACGAAGTTCGGCGCGTGGACGACGCAGGACGGTCAGACCACGCACGTCGATGCCTGGCACGGCTCGCTGAGCGTGCCGTTTCCGAATCTGGCCATTCAGGCCCTGCACGTGTCGAAGATTGGGGCGCCGACGGGTCACACGCGGACCTACCTCGGCTTTTCGGACGGCACCGTCGGCTGGCTGATCAATCCCTGCGTGCCCAATCCGGCGGCTTGCAGCCAGTACCGCTTCCATGTTGGGGACGCCTGGGTCGACATGCCCCTGTGGCACGGCGGCTACCACGCCTCGCCCAAGAGCATCCGCCACTTCTCGGTCACCGGCCCGCGGCTCGACGCCACCAACTACGTGACCATCGACTACAAGCTCGAGCCATCGGCCGCGAGCTGGACCGCGTTCCCCAACGTCTTTGACCACTCGACCTACGAGTCGGCGATGCTGCCCGTCGATGCGACCGCGGTTCTGGCGGCGTTCCGCGTGCATCTCGTCAACACGGCCGCGACGGCCTCGCCACTGGTCTCGGCGGTGTCCGTGGGGCACGCGCTGCGCCCGCAGCGGTACATGACGGTCGAGCTGATGATCCTGTGCTCGGACGGGCTGGTGCGCCGTGACGGGGTCCCGTTGCGGATTGGGCGGCGGCAGATTCAGCGGGTCGTCGAGGCGGCGGTCGATAGTGCCGGCGCGGTGCGCTGCACGCTGCCGGATGAGACAGTGCAGGAGCTGTCGTTCACGGACTATTCGATCTCGCAGAGCTTCGACGAGGTCGGGCGCCAGTGGCGCGGCTCGCTGACGGTGAAAGCCATTCAACACCACGCGGTGACGACGGAGGTCTGAGGCAGGCTTATGGCGCGTATCGAAACTGATCCGAACTACTCGGGCCCGACCTTCAGTCGGGCGACGGCGGCGACGGATCTCTTCAAAAAGGAAGATGTCCAGAACCTGGCCGCGGCGGTGTCGACGCACGACCATAGCAGCGGCAAAGGACTGGCGGTGCCAATCGGCACCGGCCAGATCACCTCGGCCATGATCGCCGACGGCACGATCGTCGCTGGCGACATTGCCGACGGGGCGATCACCTCAGCGAAGATCCTCGACGGCACGATCGCGACCGCCGACATCGCCCTGGCGGCGGTATCGCACAACCGTGGCGGCTACATTGCGTCGCCCACGTTTTCCGCCGCGGCGACGGGCGGCTATATCGCGACCCCGATCTCGGTCACCTTCTTGTCCGAAGGTGGGTTGCTGCGGATCGAATGGTCGGCGGTGTTCCAGCACAGTGTGGCGAATGGCCAGATTCAGGTGCAGGCCGGAATCACGGGCGGCACGAGTTATCCGCTGGGGCTGGTCAACTGTAGCGGGGTCGCCAACGCGGCAATCACGGTCAGTGGCGTCTTCTATGCCAGTCCCGTGGCCGGGCCGTCGTATACGGCGCTGCTCTCGGTCTACAACGCCAGTGGCTCAGGCACGATCACCTGCAGTCCGGGGCTGTATTCGACGCTGTGGGTAACGGAGCAGAAGCGATGACCACGACAGTGCCTGATGTCGGGATCGACGTGAGTGGCCGCGTCATCAATCTGGACGAGCTGCAAGCCGAGTTGGACGCCCAGAACGTCTCGGTCCCGAATGGGCTGATCCTGCAGGGGCCGTCCGTTACCCAGCCCCCGAGTGGGCCCCCGCAGCCGCTGCCCCCGAATCCACCGTGTCCTGACGGGACGCGGCTGTTCACCTGTGACGATGCGGGCACGCCGATTGACTTGCCGTCGGAGGCCGAGCCGATCGTGGCGGCCTATACGCCCGGCACGCCGGCGGGTGACCCCCAGCTCGCCGCGCTCAAGGCGCTGCAAATCGGCACGAGTAGCGGGCGGCTGCGGGACGCCATCGTGGCGTGGATCGAGGCGCGGTTCGGTGGCTGATCATGGCCGGTAGCTACATCGACCACGCGCTGTGGGGCACCGTGATCGGTCCCGGTCAGTTCAATCCCGATAGCGCCATCTACAAGTATTTCCCAGACAAGCAGGTACAAGTGGCGCAGTGACGACGGTTCATTGTCTGTTCGGCCATAGTTGCCCATCGGCAATTGGATGGTTCGTAGTTTCCATCATTGTTGATGCGCTCAATCGAGTGGCCGGGACTTGGTCGCAATCCCATGTCGGCAAGAAAGTCGAGGAACGACGCACGCCAGCGGTCACAGACCGAGATTCCTCGCCCGCCATAGTGCCGGTAGTTCGGGTGATTGGGACGATGACAACGCCGCACCATGGCATCCCAAGTCTTGAATTCGGGAGTACCCGATTTACCGTGAGTGGCTCGGGCCTTGAGTCGCTCGAGCGTGATGCATCCGCAACTCTTTGTGCTGCCACTTCGCAACCATTCGCCAGCAGTGACAATCACAGTGCCGCAGGCACACTGGCATCGCCAGAAAGCCATCTTGCGGTGGGCGCGCGCCCGTATCTCAGCGAATTCCAGCACGGACAAACGTCCGAACTGCTGGCCGGTCATGTCCGTATGCTCGTGACCGCGTTTAGACTTGAGAGGCATCACGTGCTCCTAACGCGTGGTGTCTGGCCTCGGGACGTTAGCGCGTCACCGGGGCCTTTCTCTTACATTTTAGCGTGGGGTGGTTGAGCCATGGTTGGTTCGTATATTGACGACAAGCTATGGGCGACAGTTATCGGTCCTGACCAGTTCAACTTTGACTCCGCGATCTATAAGTACTGGCGCAGCCTCAAGCAGGCTGACCCGCCGCAGTACCTGGGGGTGCCGGTCACGCCTGAGATCGAGACGCCTGTGGGCATCCAGCAGGGCTTCGCCTCGGGCGCGGTCATCAACTGGTCGTCCGATACCGGGGCCGAGCTCGCGAATGAATAATCCCGTTTGGGCGCCGGCGATCTGGGTGCCCAACCTGTGGCCCGAACTCCCACCCGAGCCCGAGCCGCCCGAGCCGAGCGTGCCGGCCTACGACCCGTGGACGCCCGCGGTTATCCAGTCCGCGGACTGGACGTGTAGCTGCGCCTCGTCGGCCTGGTTGCTCAACAGTCTGGGGGATCTTCGGCTGGGGCGCCCGTGGCACGAGTGGGACGTGGTCGACTCGCTGCGCGCGGCGACCTATTACGGGGCGGTGTCGCCTGACTATGGTCTGGCGCGGGCCGATATGTACGACCTCGAGGTGATGTTCAACGCGCTCGGCTACACGGCCGCGCGGCAGTCCTATCTCAACGTCGATACGCTGGTGCAGCTCGCGGGCAAGTACCCGCTCCAGATCAATGGGGCCCGCTGGTATCACCACTCGGGCGCGCGGGCGCTCGGCCCTGGCGTGCTCTATCTGGCTAACCCGGCGCCATCGTGGAAGGGTGTCGGCCAGGAGATGGACGCTTACGAGGCCAGCACCTGGGGGTCGTGGAACGGCATGATTATTACGGGGGCGGTGGCGTGAGCACGCTCGGCATCATCCTGATCGTTCTGCTCGTGCTGCTGGTCTTCGGCGGCTGGGCGGGCCGCGGCAGCTACGGCGGCAACGCCTACTACGGGCCGGGCCTGGGGCTGGTCGGACTGCTGCTGGTGGTCTTCCTGATCCTGGTGCTCGTCGGCGCCGTTCACGTCTGAGGAGAATCGCTGATGCCGGCTGGCTATGTGACGGTCTCGAAAATACTGGTCCTACTCGCCGTGATCATGTTCGTGCTCGCCGCGTTCGGGGTGGCTGTTGGCTCGGTGAGTCTGGTGCCGCTCGCGCTGGCCGTCTTCGCGGCGTCCTTCCTGGTGCCCTAGGGGGGTGACGCAGGCTCCTAACGAGGAGTGGCACGAGCCGGCGTCGGTGGTGATCACCCGCCTGGCGTGCCAGCTCATCGTCACGATCAGCGTCCTGGCCGCCGCGCTCTTCCTGGTGCTGACCCACCCCGAGTACAACGCGGGCGTCGCCCTGGTCTGCGGGGTGGTGCTGGGGACGTGGTTCGTGATGCCCACGGGCGCCTGGGGTCAGCGGCGGCGCCGCCGTAAGGACGAGGTCGAGGAGTGAGGACGGCGTGCTGGCCGTCACCCTCGGGCTCCTGATCCTGCTGCGCGTTGCTGGCCAGGACGTGTGCATCAGCCCCCTGCCTGACGCCGCGGCGGTGTGCCCGACGCCCCCGCTCGAGGTCACCGAGACGCCGGTCCCGGAGCCGACGCCCACCGAGACGCCGCCGCCGGAGCCCACGGAGACGCCCACCCTGCGCCCGACGCTGGCGCCGACAGACACGCCGGCCCCGCGGGCGACGCCGACGCCGCGTCCAACTGGGGATGTTCCCGTGCTTCCGACGCTACCCGAACGCCCGACGCTCAGGCCAGGGCCGGAGCGCGCCCGATCGCCGATCTGCCTTGCCGCGCCGCCACCTGTCCCCGACGTGCCCGGTGTCATTGAGCGCGACTGGACGCCGGCAGAGCGATGCGGCGGCACGCCTGAGGCCCAGGCGACCCAAGCCGTGCTCGAGCGCCCCGTGCGCGACACGCCGACGCCGGCCAGGGAAGCGGCGCGCGAGCCAGCCGAGGTGCGCTACGTGTCGGTGTTGATCCTGCCCTTGCAGGTCGTGACCGCGACGCCGACGCCTGAGCCCCGCGACATCCTGCCGGATGAGTTACCGTCGCTGCCGCCGGTGCAGCTCCCCGAAGCTGGCGACTCTAGCGGTCTGGACCCGCGGGACCGCTAAAGGCGTATGCCGTGGTCCCCACGATGGTCTTCTGGCACGGCGACGCCGCCGAACAGGTCGCCCTGCTGCAGGCGGTTGCACACAACTGCACGTGCTCAAGTGACGATGGGATCGTCAATGGCTCCTGTCCGGCGCACCGGGCATTACTTGACCAACGCTGGCTGGACGGGCTCTTGTTTGCGCGCTATTTGAGCGAGCGCCTGCTGATCGACGAGTTTTGCTTGTGAGTCCCCGCTGGCGCCGCCGCATCGCCTTCATCCTGATCGGGGTGACGTTGATCCTGTGGCCGGTCTCAGCCCTGACCTGGGCGAAGGACGAGCCGCAGTTCATCCTCGGCCTCTCTTGGTTGGCGATCACCCTGACTGCCGTTGACGTGGCGGCGACCACCGATGTGCGCGCCGAGCAGGACGACGGCGACGACAAGGCTTAGCGCAGCGCGAGCACAACCAGCACGCCGCAGGCGAGCAGAATGATGAGCACCACGAGCAGGGGTCCGAGCCAGTCGCGCATGGTAGGCCGGCACCCTGGCGAGCCCGCCTACGGAGACCCTACTGGTGTCCGGACAAGGTTCGGGTTGGGCGGGCCGCCAGGGCCGGGCTCAGCTACAAAGCACGATCCGCGCCGTCAGCCCGCCACGCGCGTAACTCGGCCAGGGCATGCCGGGCGTCAACTTCGGCCCGGTGCGCGGCACTGCGGCCAGCATCCCAATGCTGGCGGATCTTGCGGCTCGCCAGATACGCCCGCCGCGCCTCAGCCAACAGCCATAGGCAGTGGCGACAGCCGATCAGCCCACCGTGGGGGCAGTCCGCGACGCCCAGGCGCTGCGGCTCGCGGAGCATCACACGCCCGCCACGATGCGCGCGGCGAGGCCCTCGAACCAGCGGTGGAGGGCCGGGCTGGCCGTTCCAGCGCCGCCAAGGACCAGCAGCCCCACGGCCGCGAGCAGGAGGGCGTACTCGACCAGGGATTGGCCCCGGCGGCGCATGCCGCCAGCCTGCCAGCGGTGCGCTCAGCCGTCATGAAAATTTGTCAGAGTCAGGCCGCCGGCGCGGCAGTAACTGACCATAGCTAAAGGCCCGCGCCGGCGACCCGACGACAGGTTAGCTCCCTCTAAGGTGCCGTAATGTCGACCAAACAATGAAGGTCCTGGTCGCCTGCGAATTCTCCGGCGTAGTCCGAGACGCCTTCCGCGCCCGCGGGCATCAAGCGTGGTCGTGCGATCTGCTGGCGACCGAACGCGAGGGGCCACACATTTTCGGCGACGTGCTCGAGGTGATGACGTGGGGCTGGGACCTGATGGTGGCGCACCCACCGTGCACTGCCCTCTGCCGAGCTGGCGATCGCTGGTATCGGGAGTCATCCGCGCGACAGGAAGCTGTCGCATTCGTGCAGCAGCTCTACGACGCGCCCATCCCGCGAATCGCCATCGAGAACCCCCGCGGGCTGAACCGACACTGGCGCCCGGCGCAGCAGACGATTCAGCCGTGGATGTTTGGCCACGGCGAGACGAAGGCGACACTGTTGTGGCTCAAGAATCTGCCGCCGCTGATGGCGACCAGCGTGTCCACTGGTCGTGAGCCGCGCGTGTTCTGGGCGGCACCTGGTCCTGACCGCTGGAAGGCCCGTAGCCGCACGCTGGAAGGCGTCGCCGCGGCGATGGCCGATCAGTGGGGCGCCGTGCTCGAGCTCGCTGCCTAGTCCAGAGTTAGCCGACCGGTCTGATGTCGGCAGTTAGATCTACCAAACCGCGGCGGGTACATGCTCCGCGACGTACCGACTGTAGGCTCAGGCTGATACCGTCTTCGCCTTGCGCCGTCGAGCTGCTTCGCGTTTCGCTTCGGCTGCGCGTTGGGCGACTGCGGGACTCGGTACGACTCGATCCTGCCAGTCTGCCAGTCGCTGCCCGCCGCGGAGCCCTGTGTTGTACGTCACCCACAGATGCTTCCCTACGGCCATGGGCGGGGTCAGTCCCGTTCGCTTCGTGCGGTACTGCTCAGAGCGCCCCAACACCACTTCGGGGTCACTGGTATGGAGCAGGCGCACTAGACGAGCCTGGTCGAAGTTACGGGCTTCGCGATAGCGCAGCCAGAACGCGAAGACGCCCAGCATGATCCATGAGTGGGTGACCTTGCGTACTTGACCGTCATTTCCCCATGCGTCGCGGATGATGGTCAGCACCGCGTGAATGGCTCGAACCCCGAGTCGGTTGTACATCTCATACAGGGACGGAACACTGGTGATGCGACAGCTGCCCTGTCCATCAACGGCCACATCGAAGCCTGCGGCAATGCACGCCTGCCGGATGGCAATCGCTGGCGCATCGCCTGCGCGCCACGAGGCACGGAAGATATCGATGGGCGTGGGCTGTGTCCGCTCCTGATTCAGGTCGCGAAACAACGCTGCTTCCTGCTCAATCGTCAGATCGATGAAGGTCAGGCAGGGCAAGGCGGGCGGGTCGCCACGGTTGATAGCCGCTTGGTGGCGATGCCCACCATCAAGAATGGCGGTGCGACCGCTGTTGTTACGTAACGACCCGATGAGTGGGAGGCAGAGGAGTGGGTTCCAGTTGCCGGCGATATGCTGCACCTTCCGCGGATTGGTCGGCCGCGTGTATTCAGGATCACGGAACATGCGATCCACCGGCACAAGGTCAAGGATTGTCTCCTTGAACAGCACGTGCGAGATCTGTCCACCGTAAAGCTCCGCGATTGCTTGTTGCCGACTGCCGTCAACGTCGCCCGACTTCGGTTGCCTACTCATGCGCCCCTCCTTCCGCGTCAAGTTCTCCAAGCTCGCGCGCCAAACCAATGAGGGCAATACGAACGACCTCGCTCGGCTTCACTCGCAGTCGGATGGCGAGACGGTCAACCAAAGCCCGGAGTTCGGGCGTGACCCTGACCTCGATTCGAGTCCGACTGCGCGGCGGCATCTGGCTTGTCCGGCAATTGTCGGACATCCGTTCGAGGCTGTCTAGGGGCTAGCTTGCCTGCCCTAACCCCCTTTATGTCGCTCAAGGCCGCGGGTCGGCGCGCGACGCGGGCGTGGCGGCAAAGTTGGGGCTGCCCCCTGGTGGCGTGGGCGGCGGCGCCGCCAGCAGGACGGCATAGGCCA